GATGGTGCCGCCGATCTGCGAGCCGTCCGCGTTCCAATGGAAAGTGCGGCCCAGGCACGGCTCCTTGATCGAGGCGGTGCGCGCCACCCGGCACAACAGGGCGTACTCGCTCGACCAGAGACTGCTGATCGACACGCTCTGCCCCTCGTCGGCCGTGTTTTTCGCGGAGTCGGAGACGATGACTTCATCCAGGTCGAACACGGCCGCCAGCATGGCGGCGGTGATGTCGCTGGGCTTAGCAGCCTGCCCCGCGCCCGAGGCGGTGATGCGGTCGACGATCTGCGTGATGTTCCGCAAGTTGCGGAACACCGTGCGGTTGATGACCAGCGCGTTGGGCCACAAGCCGCAGTTGGCCCACACGGTGCGGACTGCGGTCTCGACGTCCTGGATCGGCACGGCGGTGGCCGTGTGGGCGACGTCCCACTCCAGCGTCACGTCGGCCGTCTTGCCGGCGAAGGTCGTGGCGTTGAAGAGCAGATCGGATACTCGCTTTTCCGCGGCCCGCAGCACGGCGTCCTGCGCCGAGGCCGCGGCGATTTGCTCGGCGACGATCCAATCCGCATAGAGTTCTTTTTCGCGGTCGTCGACCGTCTCCTCGGCACCGTACTCCTGGCAGGCATAGTTGTCGCTGGTGAAGGTCTGCGAACCGCGGCTGTAACCGGCGCCGGGGGCGCGGACCGTTTCGCGGTGTTTCAGCAGTTGGGCGATGGGAATTTTCCCAAACGACCCGCTCTGCTTGGCGACTTCCAGCACCGGGAAGATGCGGGGCGCGATGAACCCCTGGCGGTCGGCGGCCAGGTTGAAGGTTTCCAAAGAGTCGCGGAGATCGGACCGCAACAAGGCGACAGAAGTTGAGGGAGCGGGCATGGTTTTGCCTCAGTGTGTGAAAGTGGTCAGTGGTCAGTAAGGGAGTCAGTAGTCAGGAGCCGGGAGACAGGAGCTACTGACTCCTGTCTCCTGTCTCCTGTGCTTCTCAGCCCTTCACGTCGAGCAGGAACTTGATGCTGTTGATCTGGCCGATGACGGCCGTGCCGGTGGCGTCGTCGTGGTAGGCGATGGCCAACACCACGTCGAGCACGTCGCCCGCGACGCAGTCGGTCGGGGTGATCGTGAAGTCCTTGTTGGCGGCCGTCAGCGAGTTGATGGACTGCGCGGCAGTGGCGCAGACGTCGACCGTGGGCGCGGCCTGGCGCGCAACCAGGGCGTCGACCGTGCAGGTCTGGTCGGCCACCGTGGTAATCATCCCGGCGTTGATCCGCAGGGTCGCGGTTTGGCCGTCCACGTATTCGGCGGGCAGCACGAACTGGAAGCCGATGTAGCGCGTGGCCAGAGTGGACACGCCCTTGACGTCGCCCGTTTGGATCACCGGAGCGGCCGTCAGGTGCGTTCCGTAGATCACCGCCAGGTCGTCGTTGGCGGTGGTGGCGACAGCGCGCGTGCTGGGGAGATCCCACAACGCCAGGTCCATGATCTTGATCGGGTACGGCTTGAGGTCGTCCTGCGTCAGCGAGGCGCGGGCCAGGCTGGGGTAGATGGCGGCGGCCGAGGGCACGACCTCGATGATGCTGCCGCTGCCGCTGGCCGCTTCGACCGACCAACCGACCAGCACCGTGCCGGCCGAGACGGTCTGAATCATGCCGTTGGCCGCGGCGTAAACCGCGACGTTGGCGTCGATCGCCTCGGAGGCGACCATCGGCACCGTGCCTTGCGCGGTGCGGAGAACGACCGCCGCGTAATCGTCGGCGGCCAGCACGGGCCTCGACAACACGCCGATGCAGTCGGTGTGCGAGGCCGAACAGTAGGCCAGTTTGCCGCCGGTCAGACGGACGCGGCGGTACTGGGCCAGCGCGGCGCTGGCCTGAAAGGTCTTTTCGCGGGTTTCGACGAATTGCATGGGTTTGCCTCAGTGTGAAAAAGTGGTCAGTGGTCAGTGGTCAGTGATCGGAAAACAGGACGGGTTCAGACCCTCTGGCGGGCGCGCGCGTTGGCGGCGTTGAACTCGGCCAGGTAGGCCGCGTGCAGTTCGGGCTGTTCGCGGACGAGGGCCGCGACGGCCGCGGCGTTCGAGCGGCCGAGTTTTTTCTGTTCGGCCAGGGCCTGATGCCAGTTGGCGATGGCGTCGCCGCCGGTGGCGGTCTTCTCGGCCGGCTGACGATCGCTCAGCGCGGGGACGCCCGGCTTGGCGGCCAGGGCCTTGGCGGCGGCCGTCTCGGCCTTCGCCGTTTCGAGACGGCGGCTCTGCTCGATCATCCAGGCAGACTGCGCCTGGGCGAGCGTCGCATTGCCGCGGAGTTGACCGATCAAAAAGTCGTTGTCGGCGCCGGGGCAAGCGCGTTCGAGGTTGGTGATGTTGACGGCGGCCGGCAAGGGCGGCGGTTGCACGGTGCTGACGGGAGCGGTGGATTCGTCCATCTTGAGGGGACTCCGTTTCGGGGAAAGGGAAAATTGAGACAGGGCCTCGTCGAGGGTTTTGATGCCGTCGATCAGGCCCAACGTGTGCGCCTTGGCGGCGATGTGTATGCGCCCGTCGGCCAACTCGGCGACTTGCGCGGGGGACAGTTTGCGGCCGGCCGAGACGCCGGCCAGGAATTGCTCGTTGAGGTCGTCGACGATCTGCTGCCACTCGCCCAGTTGCTCCTGCGTGATCTCGGTGCCGGGCGTGCCGGCGCCCTTCATCGCGCCGGCCCTGACCACGTGTACCTTCACGCCGATCATGGCGGCCTGGGCCGAGAAATCGGTCAAGACGGCATAGGTGCCGATGGAACCGACCAGGGCCTGCGCGTTGGCAAACACTTTGCCGGCGGCCGAGGCCACCCAGTAGGCGGCCGACGCGCCGAGGTCTTCGATGTAGGCCGTGACCGGCTTTTGCTGATTTGCTCTCGCCACTTCGGCCGCCAGGTCTGCGGTGCCGGCGGCTGTGCCGCCGGGCGAGTCGATGATGAGGAGGATGCCGCGGACGTCGTCGCTGCTCGCGGCGTGGCGGATCTGCTGCCGCAGGCGGATCGTGCCCCCGCCGCCGCTCAGGCTGCTGTCGTACTTGGCCAGGCTGCCGATGATCTCGATCAGGGCCACGCCGTCGGGCGTGACCTCGAAACCGCGGCCGCCGGCGGCGGGACTGCCGCCGCGGACCTGCGCAAGTTCGACGTGCGCGCGGAGGTCGAGATTGCGCACGTGGTCGGCAATGCCCTGCAAGCGGACCGGCTCGTGCGCCCACACGCCGAAGTATTGATCGAGGTGCGGGACTCGCTCGTGCAGGAAACTGCGCAGGTCGCTCAGGTCATTCGTCATTGCCGGCGGCTCCCTGCTGTTGTTGGTTCGGGTGATTGCCCTGCGGATTCACGTTGACCGTCAGGCCCTCGGGCGCGGGCAGGCAGAGCAGTTCGCGCCAGTGGACGGGCATCTCGTCGCCCTTGAATTCGGCGTTGATGAGCACGGCCTCTTTCATGGCGGCGCGGATCGCCGCGGCGTTGTCGGCCACGGTCTCGGCGTAGATGTCTTCCCAGTCCCGGCCGCGCTCGGCGTGCAGTCTGCGCGGGCTGGTCTGGGCGTTGCGCAACCGGAGCACGTCGGCGGTCACATCCTCGACCGGCTGGATGTACGGCCACGTCGGCGGGTTCCAGACGTGGTTGTAGATCCGCACGTCCTCGCGCTCGGCCGCGCGGGCCAAGAGCGGATCGTCGGCCAGCCACTGCCGGACCTTCCACGCATAAACCGGGCGGTTGAACCGCAGAATTTGGTTGCGCTGCAAACGCCGGAAGCCCATGCGGGCCTGGTCGACCGCGCCGCGCCAGCCGCTGAAGTTCGTCTTGCTGGGGTCCAACAGGAACACCGCCAGCGGCAGGTCGAGATTGATGGCGATGATCGTCATCAAGAGGTTCGCGTGCGCGAAGTACTCGGCGTTGGGGATGTTCGGCGAAAAGCCCTGCAGCTTCTCGCCCGGGCGGCCGAAAATCTGCATCCCGGGGGCCAACTCCTCGACGACGCGGGTCGAGCCGTCGGCCTGCGTCTCGCTGAAGCTGGCGCCCGTCTTGGGCGCGGCGTCGGCCTCGAAGGAGGCCTCCGTTTCGCGGAGGATC